CTATATAGGGCCTTAAATCGGCTCATAGCGAGTTTGGCCGTTTCGGCTTTTTCAAAACTAGCTCCTGCCACATCGATTTTCGGCGGCTCATAATCCGTCGGAAGTGCCAAGGCTATTTCCGCGGGGTCGTCTATGTAGCTTACCAGCTCGTAAAGCGCTAAGACTTCTTCGGAAGATAGTCTTTGCACCTCTTCGGCTGTAAGGCTTGAGAGTGCCGCCAAAACGGCTCTTGGCGTTTCTGCTTCGATCCTTAACAGGTCTTCGACCGTTACGGCCTTAAAGGAAGTCTTTATAAAATTTGCCGCGTGTGATTTTCTTCTTTTTGCTTTCATCGTGGGTTTTGCCTTTGTAGGTAGGTTGGTATTTAGTCAAAGCCATAACGGCAAAGTAGCGGACGGCATCTATTGCGTGGTTATTTGCGTCTTGCGGTGCGTTGGTTGCCTTCCCGGTCTTTTTATCTTTCTCCCAAATATAGGTTCGCAGTTCGTCAATTAGGTTCGTGCTTTCTGCCGTGACTAGGATCTCAAAGCCTTGCAGCAAATCAATACCAAAGTTAACGGAATCTGGCCCTTTGTCCGCCCCGTCTATTCGGTAGCCGTAACCGCTGATTTCCTTTATTGACTTTGGTTCAGCTTTATCCGCCCAAATCGGGAGACCCGGTTTAACGCCTACTCGCTTGTACTCCTTGACCAATTCGGCGTTAATCATTCCGCGTTTATAGATCAACTCATGAAGGATTATTTTCCCGTCGTAGCTATACACGGCCACCGTTGCGGCTGGATCGCTCGTAAAGCCGAAATCCTGCCCGTATCCAAGCAGTTTAGCACCTTCCGGAATGGCTTGTATTATCTTCCAGTTCGAGAATATTACGCCCTCCAAAGAGCCTAGCAGCCCCATGCCGTAGACCTTCCACCAGTTAGCCCAATAGCTAGATTTGATATTGGTTTCTGCAAAGAGCGCTTCGCCTTCTAGCGTTTCATCAAAAAAGGCTTTGGCGCGGTTTTTCTCGATTTCCCGAACGATTGACGGCGCTAAGGCTTCGTTGTCCTTGTAGGTCAAAATAAGTACCTCTGCGTCGATGTCTTCAGCCAGTTCGGTATGTACCCAAAATTCGTTCGATGGGTTGTAATCCAGCCAGATTTCCTGATCGGTTCGGATGGCTAGTTGATAGTAGGTCTCAAAAAGCAGGTTGTTACATTCGTTGATATAAAGGGCGTTTCGGCGCGGGCCTCTCACCCTGACTTCAGAATCGGCGCTAAAAAATTCGATGTAGGAACCATTGGCGAACGTGTAAACGCGGTCGGTCTTGTTGTACCTACCTTCCTGCCATCGCCCCGTCGCTTTCATGATCTTCAGGAAGTCTTTAATGGCCCCTTTCTTCAAGTGCGGTATGCTTTCCGAAACTACCGAAACGCTAAGCCCCGGAGACTTTACCGCTCTATCGATAAGCAGTGGAAGAATGCCGTAAGTTTTTCCTGCACTCGTTCCGCCAGGAATTACGCGGATCCGCTTTTTTAGCTTTCTGAGCTTTTTGATCGCGGACGTATAGCGAAACCCCTCGACGGCTTTAATCTTCTTCTGTGTCATCGAATAGCGGCTGCTCTTGGATCACTCGCGTTTCGCTCTTCTCAGTTAGGCCTAATTCACGGGCGATTATTGACGGGTTAAGCAAGCCTGCCGCAGCGCCTTCCAGCTTCTGGGAGTACATAACTTGCCTCGCACGTGTAATGATTTCAGAAAACCCTTCCTTCTTTTCGTATTCGTAAAACGTTTCAACGCTCACTCCTAAAAAATTACAAAGGCCCTGGATGGTCATAGCTCTCATTTTACTCAACGCGTAGGTGTTGACCTCTTCTACGTCGCGGTCTACTTTAGTTTTAATTAGCTGGGCCTCTTTTAGCGGGTTAGCCTCCACAAAAGCAAAATACTCATTTACGCTGTCAAGTAGAATTTCAGGCGTCTCGAAAACAGGGGGGCGCCCTCCTTTCGGCATGGTTATTCTCCAGTATCCTTTAGGCTTGTCTGACTTCATACGTTTGTCTATTACTCCTCAATTTTACGCAAAATTTGCCAAAAAGGCATGGTAAACAATAAAACGCATTGTTTACACTATTGTTTACAGTATATGTCTCTAAGGCTCAGTGACTTAACCCCAAAAACACAAAAAACATAGAAAATCAAAATAATAATACCCGTGCAGGGGTATGTCACTACTATTCTCTCACGTGTATTATGTGTAACACCCCTTACTACCCTATATCTTTTTTATATTTATTGTTTACTTATAATATTAATAATAATATAATGATAATCAGCTAGTTAGCTTGTAAACAATAAGGTAAACAAAGCAATTTATTGTTTACCATGAAAAACGAAAAAAGTGCCTCAGATCGCTCTAAAGGCACTTTTTGTATTTTCGCTGTTTTTCTACTCAGTTTCTATCTCAATCACTTTTTCAGGATCGCGAATACGTGCAAAGGCTTTTTTCTCGTCGACAACTAACTCGGTTTTCATTTTTGGATTTCTGAGAAGCTCGACCAATTCAAAGAAAACTTCCAGTTTGTCGGAGCCTTTAACCGTTATTTTTGTCAGCTTCACAACACTACCGCCTTCCCGTCTAGCACGCTTTCTAGCATCTCGATTTCGGAGTTAGTCAAGAACTCCCAGCGCTCCGCCAGTTTTTCGAAAAGCATACGTTTTCCGATGTGTGATGTGTCCAAAAAGCCTACTTGATCGGATAGGTATTTGTCATAAATCTCGGCTGCGTCCGCTACGCCGTTCTGCAAAATCCTGTAATCATCTTTAGCTTCGGCCAGTCTGGTTTCGTATTCGTCGCGCTGGTTCCGCAGCTTGGCTTCGAAGCTTTGAGTTAATTCTATTAACTCGTTTCGGTGTGCGTGCGTCTGCTCGTTAAGGGCGTCAGCTATTGCGGCGTCCAGGCTACCCAGCGCCGCGCGTACTTGGTCAAAAGATTGTTTTAAGTTGTTCATAATTTTAGAGGGGTTTAAAAAGCCCCGAAGGGCTTAGATTCACTTTACAGGATAGTATTCGTCTGATTTTAAAAACTGTTCCCAATCATTCGAAGTGTTATAAAGGCAACTGTTAAATTCGGCTTTATCTAGTTTGAAAGTTCTATACTTAGCCGTGCCTGTTCTTATCGTAAAAGTTCTGGCTGAATGGTTAGGGGTTGCAGTGATCTGTCTTTTAGTTTTCATAGCTTTTTAGCGATTAAGTATGAACCAAAAGTAAAACGCTTTTTTCAAATAATCAAACTTTGTTTAATAAAATATCAAACTTTCTTTAAATATATTTTCGAATTACGTCGCGGACGGCTTCAACCATTGATTTTTCCGCCTTAACGGCGCTCATTAGTTCGGCTTCGGTCCCGTCCTTTTCGGCTAGCGACGTCAAGACGCGCGCGTCCATAGTCCCGCCCGTAACGATCCGATAGATAAAGACCTGCTTAGCCTTCTGGCCTTGGCGCCAAAGCCGCGCTATAAGCTGCTTGTAAAGTTCCAGCGACCAGTTAAGCCCGAACCAAACGACGTAGTTACTACCGTGCTGAATGTTTAGCCCGTGGCCGCCGCTGGCGGGGTGAAGTATAAGCATATCTACCCGTCCAGCGTTCCAATCGTCTATGTCTTTTTGTCCGTCCAAAACGCGCGCGTCTAGCTTCTTCCCGTACTTGGCTAAGATCCGCGACGCGTCGTGTCGAAAAGCCACGGCGACTAGTAGCGGGCGACCGTTAGCCGCTTCGCGTATTTCTTCCAAGGCTTCTAGCTTCAGGTCATGCACCGTGTGAACGTTCCGCGCCTCGTCGTAAACAGCACCATTGGCAAACTGCAAAAGCTTGTTGGAAAGCGCCGCAGCAGTCGCAACGCTTATCTCCTTTTCGCCTAACTCCGAAAGCAGGCTTAAGACCAGATCCCGTTCGAAGGCTTTGTACTTTTCCGCCACGTCTTCAGGCATGGTTAGCACTTCGTCAATAATTACTTTTTCAGGCATATCCAAATAGTCTTCCGCCTTCATTGAAACGCAAATATCCCCGATAGCCTGGTAAATCTTATCCGTAGCGCTAGCGTCCTTTAGCGCGTAGCTATACACAACCCCCGCGTTTTGCTTATCAGGCTTGAAATAAGCCTCCCTATAACGCCCGATAGACGCGCCTAGGCGCTCGCCGTTATCGATCAAATACACCTGCGCCCATAGATCAATCAAGCCGTTAGGCGCGGGAGTACCGGTCAAGCCTACCACACGGGCTATCGATTTGCGGACACGCTTCAAGGCTTTGAACCGTTGGCTTTGGTGGTTCTTAAAGCTGCTTAGTTCGTCTAGTACCAGCATATCAAACGGTAGGTAGTTCCCCCCGAACTGGTCGCAAAGCCAAGCTACGTTATCGCGGCTAATTAAATAAACTTCCGCGGGCGTGTCTAGCGCCTTCTTCCGTCGCTTAGCGTCGCCAGCGATAAGGCTAAAGCGTAAGCCTGCCGTATGCTGCCACTTAAGCGCCTCTTGCGTCCAAACGCTTTCAACGACGCGTTTCGGCCCAATGACCAAAACGCGGTCGACTTCCATAGTGTAAAGCAGTTCACGGATAGCCGTTAAGGTTGTCACGGTTTTGCCCAGACCCATATCGAGAAAAAGCCCCGCGCAGGGCTTTTCTATAATATGCTGAACGCCGAAGCGCTGGTAGCTGTGTAAGTTGTCAGGGGATAGCATTTAAAAACCAGTTTTTCGAGTTAATAAAACTTGCAGGCGTTTAGCATCTTCGTCGTTAAGGTCGTCCGAAGGATCAAAGTCTGTTATCACTCGACGTGCATCTAATAGTGCGGTGAGTTCTTTTTCTTCGGTAGGCGTCAAGCCAGAAGGCCTGTAGACGTCCAACAAAGCGCTAACGCCTTCTAGACTGTTAACCACATGCACGGCAAAGCAAAGCCGTTCTAGTTGCTTTTTAACGTACGCTTGGCG